CTGACCTGCGTCGGGAACGACGAGTGGTCGTTGCTGACCGTCGACCGAGGCGAGGAACCAACCCCACCGGCGTGGATGCATGACCCAGAGGGTTGCGGCCATCTTCCGGTTGGTTGCTACCTGCTGGACTGAGTCTGCCAGTTTGGGATATGCCTCTGCGACGGTTGGCGTGGCGTCGGTGTATGTCACCGAGTTGACACCGGTCGCGTTTAGCAACCCCAAGTGGGTGCCTGACGTGCCATCGTCGTTGATCGCTGACGCGTCGAGGGCTGCGGCGTAGGCAGCGACGAGGTCGTTGTAGATCAACCGGTCGATCCCTGCGGTGCCTCTCTCGAGGGACTGGCGGGACACGTCCTGCTGGCCGGCGAACGTTCTAACCGGGATGGTGAGGTCGTCGTCGTAGTCGACGTCGGTCTCGGACACAGCGGCGTTCTCAGTGGCCTGTGGTGCGACGGTGACTCCGGTCTGCCCGCGGGGGATGATGATGCTCATTCCCTCGGCTGGGAGCGGTTCGCTCCTGATCGCGTTGATGTAGGCGCGGCCGTTGCGGAGGACCGCAGCGAACTCATCGACCAGGTACTGGGGGACTACCAGGGCACCGAAGGCGCCAGTTCCGACATCACGGCTTTCCGGGTCGTTCCGGGCTTCCATGCCGAGGACTTCCATCTCTCGCTGGTGCTGCTTGAGCCGGTCGGCTGCGGCGAAGTCGTGGCTTCCGCTTTTTCCGAACGCTCGGAAGGCATCGCCGAAGAACGAGTGGCTCCCGCCGTCGCGGTACGTGGTCGGCGACTTGACGTCCACCCTGGGTTCAGTGGTTTCGGTCGGGTTCTTCTCGAACTTCTTGCGGGCTTCATCAGCCTTTTCGCGCGACTCTTCGTCGGCTTCGAGCTCTTTCTCACGTGCCTCGGCGGCAGCGCGTTTCTCGTCGAGGTCGCTAATAGCTGCCCGGACTTCGGAGAAGGCTTTTTGCTCTTCCTCGGTGAGGTTGCCGTCGCCGCGCTCCTCGGCGCCGTCAACGATCGCTTTGAGCTCGGCCTCTTTGGTGGCACGCTCGTCGAGGAGCGCCTTGATCTTGTTGCGGATTTCTTGCAGCAGATTCATGTGCAAATTTCCTTTCCTGGAAGGGTGGTTTGCCTCGGGTCAGGTGCTCAGCGGGTGATTTCCAGGTGTCGGGTGACGGCGTGGATGAACCGGCGCGCTGTGAGCGGCGTGATGAGGGTGTGGTTTATGAGTGGAGGGAGATGACTTCGAGTTGTGATCGGGCCAGGTCGATCGAAACAGAATCGGATGTCTCTTCAGGCGGGCCCTGGTCTTTTCGGAGTTGGACGAATGTTGCGGGGTTGGCCGGGTAGGCGACGACTGAGACGTCGAAGAGTTGGGCTTCGCGGATGATTCGGTGTGTGTAGTCGTCGTTCCATTCCTGGCGGACTGCTTTGAACGCGAGGCTCATCTGGTCGATGTCACCTCGACGCATCGCCGACATGAGCCCAACTACGATGGGGCTGTCTTTGTCGAGTACTGATTCGACTCTGAGGCCCACTTTGTCGGATTCGAGGTCGAGGCTGGACGCGTCGAGGGACCGGCGGCCGAGAGGAAGTCCTGCCGCGGTGCGGGAGTCGTGGTTGATGAGCAGTCTGACATCGTCTTTTTCGGAGACGCTTTTGTCGCAGGACCCGCGGGCGAATTCTTCTGTCCATCCCCATGGGGGACCGCCGAACACGTCGTATTCGACTTCGTAAACGGTGGCGTATCCGTCGACGATGGGGTTGCCGTCTTCGTCGGCTCGGAGTTCGATGCTTCGGCCTCCGCGGCGGTCTTCGGTGCGGGCGTTGCGGTGGGGGAGGATCACGTCGAACCCTGGTGCGGGTTCGGCTAGTTGATCGGTTCCGAAAGCTTCGTCGAGTCTCTCGAGTACTTGATTTGGGAGGTTTCTGAGGTCACGAGGCACTTGTTTTCTCCTTATTCGGTGTCGGATTCGAGGGGGAAGGACCGGTACGGTGGCCACAGGTAGTCGTCGCCGTCTTCGTCGGTGATTGGTGGGAGGTCTTCGAGTTCACGGACTTCGTTGCGGTTTTTCCATCCGGCGCGGATGGCGGAGTCGTGGGCCCGGTAGCGGTTGGCGAGGTCGACTCGGAGGAGGGCATCGACGTTGAATTTGGCGAATCGGTCTGGGCGGAGGAGCCCGGTGATGGCGTTTTCGAGGCGGATGACCCATTGGCCAATTGGGTATACGAGCCTGGAGATTTGGCGTTGTTCGACGTTGGCGTAGGTTTGGGAGTCTCCGGAGGATTCTCCGATGTCTTCTGGGCGGAGTCCGAAGATGGTTGCGATGATCGCCCGGTTGGCTTTGATCGTGTCGAGGAATTGGGATTCTTCGGGGCTGATTTGGATGGCTTGGTATTTCCATCCGTCGCCCATTACGACTGGTTCTCGGGAGCCTCTGACGGCTTTCATCAGGGCGCCTTTGACCCGCTTGGCTCCTTTGGCGTCGGTTTTCTTTTCGTTGGTGAGGAGGGCTGAGGGGTGTGCTCCGTCGGCGAACCAGTCGGAGGCAAACCGTTGTGCTACTCGGCCGAGACCGATTGTTTCGGACACGTAGGTGATTGGGGAGAGTCCGATCGGGGATCCGGGGAAGGTGTAGCCGGTGGTCCTCCAGTAGTCGTCGGGTCCGAGGTCCATGCCGTTCCACCGGACTTGGAGGTTGCCGAGTTTCCCGACTCGTCGGACGTGGACTTCGTCGGGGTGGAGGATCTCGGTTTTTGTTGGGTAGAGGAGGTCGTCACGTTCGGTGATGAGTCCCCATCCGTTGCCGCGGAGGAGTTTGGAAATGATCGACTGACGCCATACTGCGTCGGGGTCGAGAAGCAGGTTGGGGTTCTTGATGATCGGGGAGGGGTCTTCTTCTTTGACCGGCCTGCTGCTGGTTTTCTTGAACTCGTCGAGGGGAAGGGTCGAGATCAGGTCGGCGATCAGGTTGGCTGAGCTCCAGACAGCGGAGTGGCGGAGGGATGACTCGGCGGAGATCAGCAGGGGGGATTCGTAGCCGGTGCCGCCTGTACGCTGGTCTCTGAGAGCGAGGAGGGCTTCGGAGAGTGAGGCTTCTCTTTTTTCGGTTGGTCCGATGAGGTTCCTGAGGATGCTCATCGGCGGCCACGTCGGAGAGGTCCGGAGAGAGCAACCCCGAAGAGGATGGCTAGTCCGCCGGACACATACCCGGCCGCCGCGATTCCGTGGTCGAAGTAGACGGCGATTGTGATGGTGGCCGCGCCGAGGACTTCGAGCACTGAGGAGAGTTTCTGTTTCAAACGAGGTCCTCCCGTTGCGTTTAGAACACTGATTCGGCCGGGTCGGAGAACTCTTCGACTTGCGCTGCGCGTTCGTGGGCGAGGACAGCTGCTCTGGCCAGAGTTATCTGCTGGGAGTCGCCGGCTCCTGGTCGGATGAATGTTCCGTAAATCGATTTGGTGGGGACGCAGTTGGCGATGTGGCGGACCATTGTTGGGTTTTCGTCGTGGGTGAGGGTGCCTTCGTGGGTGTTGGTGTAGAACCGGTCACAGGCCGGGCCCATGCGGGCTGGGCTGTTGATGGGGATCTCCACGATGTTTTCGTACTGCTCTGACCAGTCTTCGATTTCGGAGATCCATCCGGACCCGCCGGTTCGTGAGGAGACGAGCTCGTTGACTGTCCATTTTCGGTAGGCGTCGGCTATCGCCTTTTCGACTTCTTCGGAGGCGACTCGGAGTCCTCCTGTGGGTTCCCATGTTCCGAGAACGAACACGTATCCGTCGAGGGTGGCGGCGACGAGACCTGCTGAGTCGCGGTTGACTCCGCCCCAGAACCCGAGGACGATTTCTGTTCCTGCGTCGACGGTTTCGGGGTTCCCGGCGCGTTCCCACACTTTGGGAGCGATCCATGAGTCGGCTCTTCCTCGAGGCTGGTTCCACCAGTAGCGGCGGGATTCTGACTCGGGGATTTTGGGGTTGCGGAAGAGTTGTTTGATCGCTTCGACGTCGGTGTACCCGATGGCGTCACCGGAGGCTTCGATGGTGCCTGCTTCTAGTCCTTCGTCTGTGGTGAGGTCGTGGGATTCGGAGGCTTGGAGGTGATCGAAGTAGAGGTCTGACGCTTCGACTTCGCCGGCGGCGGCTTGTTCGGCGTAGAGGTGAGTTTCTTCGGCGACTGACCCTTCGCCTGGTGCATACGCTGTTGTGGTTTCGAGGCTCCACGCGTCGGATTTGATCCGTTTTGGAATGTTCCGGATCATCGTCCTGTGTGCTGTGAGGAGCCGGTCGGTGTGGAACAGGTGGGTTTCGTCGAAGTGTTGGAATGTGGTGCGAGCTCCGTCTCGAGCTGACGGTGCCGAAGCGAGGGGTTTGATTTCGCCTCGGCCTCTTGCCACGGTTGTCCGTTCGAATCCGACTTCGAAGTCGTCGATGAGGGGGCATCGGTCGTCGGTGAGGATGGCGTGGACTGCTCCGTAGGCGAGGTCCTCGGTTTGTTCTTCGGTGACAGCCACCATCGGGATGTAGGGGTCGGTGACTGGCCGGCCGATTGGAATCCATTGGCGGCCCTGTTTGTGAAATCCGTCGCATCGGACTGGGCCTTCGGGATGGGCTTCGCAGATGGCGATCCACGCTGCCATTTCTGTTTTGGCCCAGCCTTTCCTCCGGGAGAGACCGGTGCGTTTGAACCTGCGTCGGCCAGCTCGGGGGTGGTCGCGGGGGAACACTTCGTAGGCGCGGTAGACGAAGAGGCGTTGTTCGTCGGTGAGGGTTATGCGATCGCCGAGAATGTCGCCGGGCCCGTGGACAAGGTTGTCCTCGATGAAGTCGCAGACTTCGGGACCGAGGGTGGGCCAGGGTTTTTTCTCGAGTGGTGGGACTATCAGCCTCACTGCTTGCGCGGGTCGGCGCGGCGGCGGTGACGTTCAGCGGTGAGGTCGGCGACGCCGGCAGATGGGACTGCGGTGAGGTCGCCGGGTGTTTCTCCGGGGAGTAGCCACCGGAGTTTTTTGCGGCCTTCTGGTGTGAGTCCGAGGTCGCTTTTGATCTGACGGATTTTGCCGACCATCGATGCGTTGGCGGGGTTTTCCCAGTAGGCGTCGATCATCCGGACGAGCATCTCGAGAGTGCCGTAGTCGGATTCGTCCCAGAGGTTGGCCATCGGAGATGTCCACCAGGACTCCCATTCTCGTTTTGCGGCGGAGGAGTATCCGCCTCGGGGGTAGGGGCGGGGGAGATTCTGCCGGTTGGTTTTGGATCGTGACTGGGAAAC